TATGAAATAGCAGAAGCATACAGCGTTTGGGAGATTCCCGTGGGCATGGTAGCTAAAACCTTCTCCCAGATCATCACGTTTACTCGCGCCTCCAGCGCGACGTACTTTGATGCGACTGGCACGCTTCAGACCGCCACGACCGACGCTCCTCGCTTCGACTACAACCCCACCACGCTGGCCGCGCAGGGGTTTCTGATCGAGGAGTCGCGCACCAACAGCATCCGCAACAACACGATGCAGGGTGCGGCGGCGGGTACGCCGGGGACTGCGCCGACGAACTGGACTATTACGACACCGACAGATGGAGTTAACGCTGACGTAGTAGGAACGGGTACGCAAAACGGCATTACCTACATTGATGTTAGGTACAGCGGTACATCAAGTACGGGCTCATTTTCTACAAGACTTTTGTTTGACACCACTACACAGATTGTTGCCGCAAACGGCCAAAATTGGACAGGCTCCGCGTGGGTGGCACTTGTTGGGGGATCTTTAACCAACGTTGCTCAGTTGACACTGCAGTTGCGGTACAACACGGTTGCTGGAACGCAAGTAACGCAGCAAAGTGTATCGTTGACTAGTGCTACGGCCACAATGTCGCGATTCAGTAATACATTTACTGCAGCCGATCCGACCATTGAGCGCGTGAGCTTGGGTTTAGGGATTGACTTTACCAACTCCTCTGCCGTCGACTTTACGCTTCGCATCGGCCTGCCCCAACTGGAGCAGGGTGCGTTCGCAACGTCCGTCATCCCCACCACCACCGCCGCAGTTACCCGCGCGGCTGACGTTGCTAGCGTCAATACGCTGTCGCCTTGGTATAACGCGGCGGCGGGGACGTTGTATGCGGAGTGGGATATGTACGCTTTCAATGCTGGTTTGAACTACCGGGCAACATTTAACGACGGGACAACAAATAATTCCCTGCGGATGCGCCTTGCGCCTTCTGGTTCGACGCAAGCGCGGCATGATGTAGTAAACGCTGGCGCGCTTACGTCGCTTGGCTCCCCTGCAACTATTAACTTGAGCTTGACCAAAGAAGCAATTGCGTTCGCGCCAAATGATTACGCCGGCGTAGTAAACGGGGGGACAGTTGTAACGTCCGCTAGTTTGACGCTTCCTTCGATTACGCAACTTTCGCTAGGGTCAAGAGAAACCGGGATAAGTCAATTGAACGGCCACCTCCGCCGCATCACCTACTACCCCCGCGTTTTGTCTGCAGCCGAACTCCAGTCAATCACAACCTGAGCCCAACCATGTACCACGATTACTACGTTCGCGCGCTCCCGTCTGACTGGCCGACGCTGATTGCGCTGGGCGAAAAGCTTGGCGTGCTGTCGGTCTACACCGACGAGACTGGTGCTGAGACGGTAAGTGCCAAAGGACCGGGCTGCTGGGACTTCATCGGGGTGCTGTACAAGCCCACGGGCAAGACGCTCAAGACGCCCGAGGGTCCGGTGCCTGAGATGGCCCCGGTGGCCGATGGCAGTGGCACGCCGTTCTGGCACGCCAACCTGCGCACCACGGTCAGCCTCGGGCAAGTGGCCCGGGAGATGGCGCAGACCGACCCAAAAGTGGCGGCGGCGCTTTCCAGCCTTGACCGGTTCTTCCTGCTTGACGCGGAAGGCAACCCGCGCGAGCCGTCGCAACCGTCAAGGACTTGGGCGTAGTCATGGCTAAGACCCCCGCTTGGCAGCGCAAAGAAGGCAAGTCCGAGAAGGGCGGACTAAATGCCAAGGGGCGTGCTAGCTATAACGCTGCCAACCCCGGCAAACCGGGGCTGAAACCACCGCAGCCGGAAGGGGGATCTCGTAGAGATTCCTTCTGCGCCCGAATGACCGGCATGAAGAAGAAGCTTACCAGCAAGAAAACCGCCAACGATCCGAACAGCCGGATCAATAAATCACTGCGGGCTTGGAAGTGCTGACATGGAAATGATGATTTGGAACATCATTCTTACCGCGATTGTTGCTCTTTTGGGCTACGTCATGAAAGAGAAGTTCGCTGAATTGACACGCCTTGGCATCTTGCTCAATCGTACCCGGGAAGAAGTGGCACGTGATCACATCACGCGCAGCGAGTTCCGTGCGGATGTACAGCAGTTGTTGGATCGTTTCGATCGTATTGAAGCCAAGCTGGACAAGATGTACGCTGGCAAGGCAAAGGACATCTGATGCCCTCCAAGTCCCCTGAGCAACATCGCTTCATGGCGGCCGTTGCGAACAACCCGGCTTTCGCTAAGAAGGCGGGTGTGCCACAATCGGTGGGGGCTGAGTTCATGAAGGCCGACAAGCGTGCCAACCCCCGCACGCGCGCGGACAGGCAGACGATCAACAAACCCACTACGCGTCACGGTAAGACGCGTCTTTTTGCGGAAGGTGGCGAAATGAAAGAGTCCCCGGCGATGATGAAGAAAGAAGTGGCCTTCATGAAAAAGAAGGGCGCTCCGAAGTCGATGATCCAACACGAGATGGCCGAAGCCAAGGGCATGAAGAAGATGGCCTCTGGCGGGTACGTTCGTGCAGCCGATGGCGTTGCCCAGCGTGGCAAGACCAAGGCCAAGCAGGTCAAAATGGCCGGTGGCGGCAAGGCGTGCTGACATGAAACGCGCCAAACGTTACGACGAAGGCGGCGACGTCCCTGAAGGGGGGCGTTTCGCCAAGAGCGATCCGGACATCTACCGCCGGGCGCGCGAGGCCATGCTACGCCAGCAGATCGACGAGCAGTTCGGTGAGCGCGCGCCTGCCGCTCGGCCTGCTGCCCGCCGCGCCCGTGTGACGGATACCGGGGACGAAACTGCGCGGCTGCGCCGCCGGGAGATGCCTGAGCCCACGGCCACTCCCGCTGACATGGCCCGTATGCGGACGATGGAGCGCGCGCAGGCGCTTGAATCCGTTACGCCCGAGGCCATGATGGTGCCGCCGCTGCGCCCGCTGATGGGGGCGGCCCGTGCGGCTGGAGCGGCGCGTGCGGCTGCGCCGGCGATGGCCCGTATGGAACCCCGCCTGAACATGCCCCCGGCTGCTGCCGCGCGTCCGATGCCCAAAGGCACCAACCCCGTGAAGCAGCGCGCAGAGCGTGCGGAGCGTGCCAAGTCGGAGCGCAAGGGCAAGGAAGAGATGGAAGCCGAAGGGGGGCGCCCGGCAAAAGCCCCGCCGCCTGCGCCGCGCAAAGAGCCCCCGCGTGACCTCGACGAGATGCGGATGTCGGGCGAAGGCCCGGGGTTCCGTAAGGGCGGCGCCGTAGGCGCGTCGCGTCGTGCTGACGGCATCGCGCAGCGCGGCAAAACCCGAGGCAGGTACATCTGATGCGTGCAAGTCGCGGTATGGGGGCTATCGCCCCCGCTAAACGGCCGAAAGGTGTGCGCAAGCAACGCCGCGACGACACGTCATTTACGCAGTACGCTGAAGGGGGTGCGGTATGGAACAAGCCTCGCCCTAAGTCGTTGGGTGCCCCAAAAGCGTTGAGCCCCGCCAAGAAAGCAAGCGCCAAAGCAGCAGCGAAAGCTGCGGGGCGTCCATACCCCAATCTTGTGGACAATATGAGGGCGGCTAAGTGACAACTTCCGGCTCCACTGCGTTCAACCTTGACCTTGTAGACCTTGTCGAAGAGGCTGGGGAGCGTGCGGGCTTCGAGATCCGCACTGGCTACGACATGCGCTCGGCGCGTCGTAGCATGAACCTCATGTTCGCAGACTGGGCCAATCGCGGGCTCAACATGTTCACGTTTGAGCAGCTGTCTCAATCGCTGACGCCCGGTACGGCGGCCTACACGCTGCCGGCAGACACGGTCGACGTGATGGAGGCGGTGATCCGCACGGGCACTGCGCAGAACCAGACCGACATCGCGATCTCGCGCATCAGCGTCTCGACCTACGCCACGATCCCCAACAAGAACCAGCAGGCCCGTCCGCTGCAATACTTCGTGCGTCGGGGGGTCGACGCCCCCACCGTGACGCTGTGGCCGGTGCCCGACAACTCGCAGACCTACACGCTGATCTACTGGCGCCTGCGGCGCATCCAAGACGCTGGCAACGGCCAGAACACGATGGACGTCCCTTTCCGCTTCATGCCGTGCATGGTGGCGGGGCTGGCGTACTACCTCGCGATTAAGCGCCCGGAGAGTGCGGCGCTCGTGCCGGCGCTCAAGGCCCAGTACGACGAAGCGTGGCTGCTGGCGAGCGAGGAGGATCGAGAGAAGGCGTCGGTACGGCTGGTCCCCCGCGCGTCGCAGTGGGGGCCGTAAATGCCCAATCCGTTTGCGTCAGCCAAGTTCTCGATCGCCGAGTGCGATCGATGCGGCTTTCGCTTCAAGCTGCGCCAACTGCGCAAGCTCACAATCCGTTTCAGCCTCGTCAACATCAAGGTCTGTCAGTCCTGCTGGGAAAAGAGCCACCCCCAGCTACTGCTCGGCACGTTCCCTGTTGAAGACCCGCAAGCCGTACGTGATCCTCGCCCCGACCAAAGCTATATCTCGTCAGGCGAGACAGTAGCTGGTACACTCGGTGAAGGCAGCCGCATCATTCAGTGGGGATGGGCGCCTGTGGGCGGCGCGCGAGCGTACGACGACGGCTTGACCCCGAACCCGTTGGTCTCCCGAGCCGCGCTCGGCACTGTCACCGTCTCCTAGTGGAGGTTACATGAACCAGATGAAGAAGATTGCCGGCAAAGCTGTGCACGCGCACGAGCGCAACATGCATCCCGGTAAAACCCCGACCAAGATGGCCAAGGGCGGCGTCACCAACGAGATGCTCCTGAAGCACGGCCGGGGCATGGCGAAGGTCATCAACCAAGGCAAGGTGGGCAAATGACCAAACAACCGCTCCCCGGCCAGAACAAGCCAGAGCCTGTTGCCGAACTGAGCATGACCGTCGGGACGTTTCGCAACAAGCCCTACCCCGAGGTCAAGACCACGGGCATTAAGACCCGTGGCAACGGTGCGGCGACCAAGGGCACTACAGCGCGCGGTCCGATGGCGTAATCCATGACGTACACTGAACTTGTTGCAGCGCTGCAGGGGTTCCTCGAAAATACTTTCGATACCGCCGACATCAATACCTGCATCAGGCAGGCTGAGCAGCGCATCTACAACACGATCCACTTTGCGGCATCTCGCAAGGTGGCGACGTTGTCGACCGTTAACGGAGTTCAGTACGTTGACTGCCCGGTGGACTTTTTGTCGGCGCATTCGCTTGCGGTTATTGACGGTACGGGCGCTTACAGCTACCTGCTGAACAAAGACCCTAGCTACATTCGCGAAGCCTATCCGCTTCCTACGTTCGTTGGGCTGCCGCGCGTGTACGCGCTGTTTGGTGTGGCGACGGACGTCAAGGAGCTTCGGTGCATTCTGGCGCCAACCCCCAACGCCATTTATTCTCTTGAGCTTCAGTACTACCACTATCCAGAATCGATCACGGTTGCGGTGAGCGGGCGTACTTGGCTGGGAGACAACTTCGACACCGTTCTTTTGTACGGCGCGTTGGTCGAGTGCTACACCTTCTTGAAGGGCGAGGCCGACCTCATCAAGCTGTACGACGATAAGTACAAGGAAGCCTTGCTGCTGGCGAAGCGGTTGGGCGACGGCGCGGAAGACCAAGACATCTACCGTTCCGGCATGCCTAAAACTCCGGTAGCATGACATGCCCATTCTTCAGACGCTCACAACGTCGTTCAAGGTAGGACTGCTTACTGGGCAGTTCGACTTTTCGATCAACTCCAGTTCGCTGGACTTAAACTTCATTGCACAACGCTACCTAGAAAGCACTGGGCTCGCTACGTACAAAATGGCCTTGTACACCGCCAGCGCCAACCTCGGCGCGGATACAACGGCCTACACGACGGCCAACGAAGTCTCAGGGCCGGGCTACTTTGCGGGCGGGCAGATCTTGTCGATAGCGGTGGCGCCGACGTCGACTGGCACCACTGCGTACTTCAGCTTCGACAACGCCGTGTGGTCGAGTGCCTCGTTTATTGCGCGGGGGGCGTTGATCTACGTCGCTGATGGCGTAACCAACCCTTCCGTTGCCGTGCTCGACTTC